CTTTCGAAAAGCTCTTAGCAGTAATACCCCAATATCCGATCTCATCGTAAATTGAGATTTCCGCCGTATCGTTGGCTTTGGCTTTGATTGAGTACCAAGACTGGTTATTCGTCTTTGTCGTCATCCCGCTCGTTGCCATCGCCACCGGCGACAGAATCATCTTTTGTTTTTTCATTTGTCGTACCTGTGTTAGTTAAATCCGTGTCAAACTTCAGCCCTAATTCTCGGTTTTCGTCCACCTCAACTTTACGTCTGCGTTTAACTTCTGCCGGGTTGCTACCGCTTGCGCGTACTGCTTGGCTTTCCGTTGCCAATCCACCTTTGATGCGCTCTTTCCACGCTTGCGCCTCTTTTGTCGGATCAATCCATGGCATCACAGGTCCGCTATAAACAGCGTTATAAAGTGACGCTGGATCAATATCGACTGGCACCTCAATTTCGCCGCTAACAATCGCCATTTTTAACCATTCGCGGTAGATTGGACGGGAGATATGCGCGACAAAGGTATCTTGTAAAACAGAGTAGCCCTCAAAACTCTCCACCAGCTCTTGGCGTTGGCTTGAGTAAGTGCCGTTATAGTCACGGGCAATGCTTGAGTAACTGGAGCGAGTACCCGCCGCTGTTGCCCTTAATTGACCATTTCTAAAGGTTTCAAGGTTAACATTTGGGCGGTTTGAGTTGATTAACCCGATGTCCTCACCGGGTTTTAAATCATCAATAATTGCACCGGGAGCAATCTCAAAATCTCGCTCCGGACTGTCTGCACTGTAATCCTCATTATCTCCGTAGATTGCGGCATCACCTTTTTTGATGTACATCGTAAAGGCGGCGGCAATTCGTGCGGCCACACGCTCGCTCTCCTCGTAGTCTTTAAGGTCAGCAAGTCTGATGATTACACCGTGCAACATCGATACGCCACGCAACTGGTGCAAGCGTTTTTTAAACGCAAGGTGCAACATATTTTCCGCCGGCACTGATTTAACTCGCCCGTAAGTGCGGTTGTTTTCCTGCGGGTTATCCATGTAAACACGGTAAGACACAGGACGGCGCCAAGCATTAATCTCTATGCCTTGGATTACATTAGCTGTATCAAGGGTATTCATCGGCACAAAATCAGGCTCTAATGCCTCAAGGCTAAATGCAATGCCTGTGCTATGATTCAGCCCAGCCACAGATCCGCGCACGAGTTGAATAAATACCTCGCCATCACGGAGCCACGTTCGCAACAACATCCGCTCAAGTTCCGGGCGGGTAAATTGTCCGGTAACTTCCGGACGCACAGACCATTCCGCCCATTTTTTGCGGATTTGCTCTGCCAAATCCTCATCAACATCACCTGTTAAATTAAGCGGCTGCGGCTCAATGTGTATGCCTCTGGAACCAATGACACGCTCTTCCATTTTGTCCAAAATGCCGATCACAATGTCGTGATTTTGGTCTAATGCCCGAGCTTGCTCTCGCAAACTAACCGCACTTTGTTTGGTCGATACGTTCGCACCTTGGCTTTCGCGTTTTGCTTTGTGCGTACGATTTGGCATAGCCGCCTCATACGCATTCATCACATAGCGGTTTTTCGCTCGCTGTGCGCCCCATTTAGGCGAGATTGCGGCAATCGCTTTATCTACTATTCCCATCGTTTAAAATCTCGCATATTTGATTCTGTGGCGTTTAACGCGCTGTCTTGTTTCCGCTAACAACTCATTTAGCATTTTTTGATAGCGATCACGTTGTTTTGTCCATTCGGACACTTGGTAAGATACCGATCGCCCGTTAAAGCTCACTTGGCTTTGGGCGTTTTCGATCTTTTCATCAAGCGTTCGGATTTTTTCTTCAAGCTCGTCTTTGTCGTAAATCACAGCCACCCACCTTTTTTCTTACTTCCGCCACCGCTTAACCAGTTGCTTTTTACTTTGGTTTTCGGTTGCGGTTTAACTTGTTCAATTTCTACCGCACTTTCGGTTTCTTCTTCCGGTGCGGTTGTCTCTTTTCGGATCACTTCTGGGTTTAAGTGGGGGAGTTTTGCCCAGTAAGGGACATTATCCTCATCACCCCACTTAATGCGCTCATAACCGCGCAAAATAGCGATCGCATGGGCATAGCAAAATAAGTCAAACGCCTCATTGTTGCCTTTACCCGGTTTGCGCCACTTGCCGTCTTGTCCGCGCTCCTCGTAAGTCAACTCATCAAAAAACCACTCCCCAAGCCATGCTGGGAAATGGATATAGTTAGCGCCGACAGTCTCACGGCTTAATGCGTTACTAATGCGATCTTTGAGCTGATCTGTTTGGAGTAGATATAACGGCACATCGCCACGCGCTTTTGCGTGCCGGTCTGATCGAGAGGTGTTATCAGGATAAGTGCGGCTAATTAATTTTTGGCGGCGCGTACTATCACCTTTTACGAGATAGACACGCTTAGATATGCCATTGCGTTTGCATCTGCGCCAAAATTTATAAGCGTTATCTGTTACACCATCCTCACCACCACTATCCACAGCCATAGCAAGGATTGGCATAAATCCGCCATCTAACCCCTCAATGCGATATTGCTTATTGAGTACATCGCTAATAAGCAAATCCCAGTCCTCAGGGTAGGCGGACGGGTCAATAGGATGACACTCACCATCAGCATTGGCCCGCATTGATGATTTGATGTTGTATCGATCAATAAGCCATCGTTCGCTGTTTTCACCGTAGCCCACAATTTGGACTACAAAGCGGCGATTCCGCCCACCCTGTACGTCAACCGCAGCCAATAAAAAACGGCACCCATAAGGTACCGTTCTTTTTTCGGTTTCTTCTCGCCGCTCCATCAGATCATCACTTCGGCGTTGCTCAAGTGCGGAGCGTGGTAAATAAGGTAATCCCCAGTCAGTATTTGTTACTGCCTTTAAGGTCTCCTCACTGCCGGTCATCTCAAATTCGTGTTCGGCTGTAAGCAATTTGTAAGTTAATTGCTCCCATGTCTGATACGCTGCGGCAGGGCCCTCTAACCAAAATGATGCGATACGGGATTTTCTCCCCTTGCCATGGATAACCCCATTTTTGTCGATTGTTTGCCCCTCTTTGAGCCATTTTCCGCCGATATTTAGATCGCGCTTTTTGCTTGGCTCAATGACGCCTTGGCAGTGCGGACACTGTAAGCGCGCTTTTTTGCTTGCATCGACAAAATCCGTATCATCACGATAGCCGACCATATTAGCCATTGATGGCTCAAACCATTCGGAGCAAGTAGGGCATTGCCAGTAAAAACGGCGTCTATCCCCTCGGTTATACAATGACAAAATGCCGGTTGTCGGAGGTGCCTCATGCGTTGATTTCGGATGATACTTGAGATCAACAATATCTTTGCCGGGCGAACTTTCCACCATCGTCATGCCGGATGACATAAAAGTGGTGGTACGCTTGGACGCTAAACTAAATCCATCCCCCTCACCATCAACATCATCGGGCCAGCGGTCGTAATCGGTTAATGCAACGTACTTGTAATCGGATGATGACAGCACATTAATAGACGGCCAGCCAATTTTTAACAGATTGCCGGCGCGAAAATATTTGTCGTGTACGTTGTTATCATTTTTATACGGGCTTAATCGGCTTGCGATTTCTGGCGAACATCTAAAAGTGCGATCTAAGCGTTTGCGGCTATGTTCACTTGCTTTTTCTTGCGTCAGTTGCACTAATAAAAAATCAGATGGATCGCAAATAATGGCGTATGTGATCCACCCGTCAATCAAACCGATTGTTTTACCGGTACGCGCGGGACCGACAAAGATCACCGCATCGTATTCGCGGGAATTTAAACAGTCCATCGGTTCAATGACATAAGGCGTGCGGTCCTTGTCCCATCTTACAGATGACCCGCCACCAAGAGGGACGCGCATATATTGTGCGACAGCTTCGGATACTTTCATCCGATTCGGCGCCTTAATCATCTCCGCCAAATCTTTTCTAATATCACTCGCTTTCGCATACATCCGTTTCTTCCTCTAAGATTAAATCCGCCGCTTCATCGCGGTTTTTATCAATTTCTTTTTGTAGCCAAATAACCCATTCTAACGGCATTCCTACGGCTTCCGCCCTGTCCGCCAGTGTTTCTTGTGGCTGCAACATCCCTTTAACGATGATTGACATTTGTCTGGATGCGTCCGCAACCTCGCAAACCTCACCAAGACGTTTTTTGTACTCAAGTTGTTTTAGTTGCGCGTTCCAGTAAGCCAACTGATCCGACGGTGACAGCCCGTCAACGTCTTTTGTGCGACTATCCTCAAGCAATAATCTAAATATCTGCTTGAGGGAAAATCCTTTGTAATTAGTCGTTTCTTTTTCCGGCGTGAGGTGACTTACTCTCGCAGACATTGTGCGTCTATCGCACCCAGCAATAGTAGCCATTTTGCTAATACTGTAATACTCACTCACAGTACAATCCCTCAAAACTAAAAATGAACAACCACCAACATAAAAACATTAACAAAAACAATGCATTGTTTTGTTGTGGTGGATCTCCGAAAAATTCAAAAAACTGCCGAAAACCGCGCGCCCGAAACCCCGTGGAAAGGGGTATCCCCTCAGGAGTACCTTTTGACGAGAAATATTTACAAAATATTTTGTGATTTAGTAATTAATCTCTTGCTTTTGTGTGTATGCGTGTGTATAATAGCCTCAGATTAAGACGAAAGGAGATAGCATGCACTCAAGAGACTTAATCAAGGAGCTTAAAGCAAACGGTTGTGAGTTTGTAAGGTATGGCAAAGGAGACCACCAAATATGGCACTCTCCAAAAACTGGAAAGAATTTTCCGGTGCCACATCCAAAACAAGATTTACCAATCGGTACTTTAAAATCCATTAAAAAATCGGCAGGGCTTTAATAGCTCTGCCGAGCTTTAACGGAGGTAATATGTTATTTACAGTCGGCGTAGAGACGCCCAAAAAAGACAATGAAGCGTTTGGGATGGTTGTCCCAGCCTTATTCACGGAAAGTTATAGTTGCTTTAGTGCTGCCGATAGTGTCGAAGATATTGTGCCAATGGTAACAGACGCAATACATAGCATGCTTGAAGCAATGTTAGACGATGGCTTTGATATATCAACAATCAAAGACAAGGGCTTTACGCACTATAAAACAGATCCGGAATTTGAATTTTGCGATACTTGGTTGTTAGTGGACGTTGATATAACCGCTTATTTTGGTAAGCGTCAGCGGATAAATATCACGCTACCTCAGTATTTACTTGACCGTATAGACCAGCGTGTATCAACTAATCCAATTTATAAAGACCGTAGCCACTTTTTAGCGGTTGCATCGCAAAAAGAATTATCATCATCTGTTTAATTTTGTAATGTTTTCATCACATAACTTAGATATAACTCCGAGATTTTTTATACTAACCTCGGAATTAGATTTAAATTATGTAGCATACATATAACAAAGGGCGCTTGTTTTAACGCCCTTTAATTTTCTATTTAGTGCTGAGTGTTCTCAACTTGCCACTCTCTTATCTTATCCACCCTGTGTAAGCAAATATCGCGCTCACGCTTAAGGATGACTGAGTATTGTGTAATATCCCCATAAGTACTACCACTAAACCCAGTCTTATCTAAATGAGCCACATAAGCCGGCGGCAATACAGGGCAGCCAACAGCCTGCGGTTTATTTCCGCAGGAACTCAACAACATTACGAGGAGCGGAAGCATTATAAGGATGGCTTTGTTTAACATCTTGTGGGATTGATTTAATAACTTCATCTGATTCGCTCCGTGCTTCTGCTTCTTGTTTGGATAACTCTAATAAAATCCGCTGATTCTCGACAGCTTCTTGTTTGAGCTTTTCGATGTCTGCGGACTGTTGCGATATGGTTTGGGCTTGAGCCTGATTCTCGGCTCTTAGGTCAACAATATTGCTGGATTGGTACCGCGACCACGCACCCAAGCCCAAAACTGCCAAGGCTAAAGCACCAATCAGATACGTTTTTACTATTTCGATAGGTCTGTTAAACATAGTGCTTTTTCCTTTTCTCTACGAGAGACCAAGCCAGGTAATGTTTTCCCACCCGCTTTTGTCCAGCGCGAAAGTTCATTACATGCCTGTTCATACTTGCCCGCATTGAGATATTTAAACATTGTGGATTTCCGCATTGCACCGCAGCCAACATTAAACGTGATAGACGTTGCAGCATCAAAAACGGGTTGCGGTAAATTGAGCCCGTTTCCATATTGATTCACGCATTTTTCGGCCACCTGAATATCATTCTTCCACCGTTCGGCAATTTCCAGATCCGTATAGATTCGTTTCGGCTCAATCGGCAGTCCGCTATATTCTGTTGACCCAATACCAACGGTTAACACATCAGCGGGGCATTTATACGGCTCACGGCGACAACCCTCGGCATTGCCGATAATCTCCGCACCGGCAGGGCTTAATCGGATTTCATCACCAAAATTCGTGTACATAATCCCAATAACGGCAAGAACAGAACATACACCCAAAGCGCCTCTAGTCTTCGGTAGAATCATCTCTCAATCCTCGCTTTAACTGTTCCATTTTCAGCTTGTGCATTTCTTCTGCTCTACGTTCTGCGTTGTCTCTGACTTTGCCCTCTTGGCATTTAGCGTACATATTGACAAGACCACTGATTAAACCGATTAAAAGCCCGAAGATAGCCAGCCACTCTTGCAGCGTGTACATCGCCCAAAATGCGCCAAACCCAGACCAGATTACACTTTGAGTTCCTGCGTCTTTTAGCATTTTATTCATACTCCACCTCGCTTTGATTATTTGCGGGGCAATAAAAAAGCCCACGCGTTAACGTGAGCTTGAATTTAGGTAATAAAAAACCCCGACCGTTTTCGATCAGGGTTGTAAATAAATCCTTGTGCGTTTGCTATGCGCTAAAATCGCAACTTACATATAATGATACATTTTTAGTGCGCACTGTCAAGCACTTATGCAACAAAAATACATTTTTGGCACTCAATCATCAAAAGCAGTGATGTTTTGGCAGTTTTGAGGCGTTGAAAATACTCACGTCTTGATAAGTTTAGGTGTCGGCAAATATCAATGTTATCCCACCGCTTAACGTAAGTGAGCATAAAGACATCGTAAAGCTCCGGTGATACACGTTTCATTGTCTGCATGTGCCCGTCAATCTGCATGCCTAAATCATCTGTAATCGGCTCCACTCGATATTTTGGCAAATAGCGTGCATCACATTTAAGCTCTGCAAATCCTGCTGATACTCGCGGATACTCCCCCTCATAACGAGGAGTAGCCCAATATCCCCACTGTACCGATACTTTGTTGATGTTAATGCTCATTTAAGACCTCTACGCTTTTCAATTAATCGGCATTTTTTATTAAAAATCTGTTTAATTCTTTTCAAATCTTCTTTTGAGTAGTTTCTTATTCGCTGATCTGCTTCGACTTCCTCAACCTTCGCCAAGCCAATTCGATCTATTAAACCAAGTCTGAATTGCTGATAATTTCCACCCAAATATCGGTTGCACTTTTTGCATTGTCCGAAAATGTTTAGCGTATAGAATCGCAAATGTACCGCACTCCCACGACTACGATAATGTCCGGCATCAAAACCGCCACCAAGTTGGTCGTTTGTCAGCGGTCTTCCGCAGGATATACAAGGCTTATTTTCGTCACGCAGCCGAATATATCGATTCACCGCACTTTGCGCTTCTGACGTCAATTCCCCCTTGGTCTTGGTTTTTTCTTTAAGCGCGGCTATTCTTTTACGAGATTCAATACGCTCTTGCTTATCTTTCTTTTCTCGCTCTTTGCGGGATTGTTCACGAGATAATTTAATTGCACATTCCGGCGAACAAACCTTTTGCGTACTACTGAACGTTTTTACAAAGTAACTCCCGCATACCTTGCATTTATGCTGTTTTGGTGCCTTAGCCATTAAAACACCCCTAACTGATAAGCGATTTTGATTAAAACCAAAAAGATAGCAAACTCAATTATCTTGTCTTTATAGTTACCAAATAAAAATCCAATTATCGCAATAATCCAAATAAACCAAATCACCGTCTCACCCCATTAATCACACTCTTGTATTTACTGCCTGACTGTCTCCACTTGCGCCAGTCGTCACGTTGTTTTGCTAGCATTTGCTCAAGTTTTTTTGCTGCAATATCTAGCTTAGTCTCCTGTTTGCTCATTACCTCTCCAAAATCACCGTCAATCCCAATCCAACGCCTACCGCAATCCACATCAAGCCCCCTAATACACAACCGGTGAGACAGTAAATAAAAATCTTGCTTGCGTATTTATCGTCTGCAAAAAACAGTGCCCATACCAATACAAAAACGGGCGTAAGTGATAGTGCTGCCAATACCGCAAAATAATGAGTCCAAATCATCCTTGACCACCATTAAACAACCAAAAAATAAATGCGGTAAAAACTAAATACGCAATCCAATTCCAATTAACATCTTTCATCGTCCGTAAAATCCCCATCTGTCGTTAAATTTAACCCCGTTTTGTACGCCCCAAGCTGTCGTGTATTCGATCAAACTTGACATACGGCGAACTCCCATTTTTGATGTCTGTTCACGCACGTTAACCAACTCTCCCTCAATCCCCATAATCAGCTTGTATGGCAGTTTTGTTGCTATCGTATGCCCGCTAACTAATATGTTTTTCCAACCGTATAAATCGTATTTATCGCCTTGCCATGTCGCCTGTTTTGAGATATCACCTAGCATTGCGTGAAATTTATCGTTTTGCTCCATTGATCGGGTTTTAACTTTTATCTCAACAACAAGCGGATCTGATTCGTTAATCGGTAATTGGCGGATGGTTTCGATAACTCGATTTCTTACTGCCTCATTGACTAAATACATCCGAGGATAATTATGCTCCATCGTAACCACCGCACTTTTGAATATGTCCTATACTGACCGACCGCTGAACAAAGTCATCTGCGCACGGGTCGAAAACGACAATCATTGAGCCTTTGTTGTTTCCACCTACATCATCACCAGTCACCGGATTGATAAATTTGATTCGGCCCGAATTAAATCTCCCCTTGTGGTCGGTAAAGCCGATAATGTCGATCACCTCGTTAGCCTCTTTGCGGATAACTTCAAACCATTCTGTCGATTTATCCATTGGCAACAACATCACCACAAAATAACCAGCCTTGCGCAATTCTGCTGCACGCAACACAAACGGCAGTGGGTTGTTGTAAGGCGGATTGGCGAAAATCCGTAGTGGGAAAGAGCAAACCTCAGCCACTTCATCAAGCAATAAATCAAAAAGGTTGTCGGCTAAAAAATCAGGGGCAATAGATAAATTCTCATCGTCACCCGTCCCTTGATCGCCAATGTAGCGACAACACAAGGCGTTTTTAGCATTTGCGCAGCCATCTAAATCAAACCAGCTAAATTTGTTTTTGAGCCAGTTAAAAACATACTTAGGCGTTTGCCATGTGTTGCGGTCAAATTGTTGCTCTGTCATGCTGCTTGTCCTCTCAATGCCGCCTTGCAGTTAGCGATGT